CTACACCTACACCCAGACGCCCGAAGGACAGACCACCACGGCGATCGAGCTCGTGAACGCGAAGGCGTTCCAGCAGAAGAACCCGGACGGCCAGGCGTCGGACGGCTTCTATAACCAGCCGGTCACCCCGGCGCAGCCCGAGGCGCAGACGTGAGTACGCTCCGCTCTGGCGGCGACGACGCCGCGCGCCGCGCCTACCTTGGCGTCTCCCGCGCGACCCTCGTCCAGAGCGACGACTCGACCAAGCTGCAGGAAGTCACCGTCCGTGCCCGGTTCGGCGAGCTCTTCACCAACGTCGAGCACTGGCTCCCGTACGGCTTCTCCAGTGTCCCGCTGAAGCCGGACGACAACGCGCAGGCCGAGGTGCTGCTGACCTTCCTCGGCGGAGACATGCCGGTCGCGATCGGCATCGCCGATCGGCGCCACCGCCCGAAGAACATGAAGCCGGGCGAGAGCGCCCACCACGACGACCAGAAGCAGCACGTCCACCTCACCCGGGACGGCATCAACACCACCGGCAAGAAACTCACGCTGACCGCTGGGGCGAAGCCCGCGACCGACAGCTTCGAGCTGAACGAGCAGTTGAAGGGGCTCGCGGCTCGGCTGTCCCAGGTCGAGGACTCGCACCACGCCCTATTCGACGTCGTGTCGAAGTTCCGCCAGAACGCCGAAGCCGTCGTCCAGGGCTTGGCGCCGCTCAACCTCGCCACCCAGGTCTCCACGGCTCTCAGCGGCCTTCCAGCTGGCCTGGACGCGATGAAGGCACTCGCCGAGGGTAAGCTCACCGGCTACCTCCAGAACGCCGCCCAGCGCGGCCTGAAGGCCTTCCTCGACCCCAGCCGGCTGCTCGGCATGGCGAGCCTCATGGGCGGCAACGTCGAGGCGCTGATCGCCGGTCTGGAGGCGCAGATCGCGGGGCTGATCGCCAACAGCCCGGTGATCGGCATCGTCGACGATCTGGTGGACGAGCTGGCCGCGCTCAACGCCAGCGGCGGCCCCGAGGCGGCGATCGCCGAGAAGGCGGCCGCGCTGACGGGCCAGATCCAGCAGCTGACCGGCGCCAACCCGGTCATCGGTCAGATCGCGAGCCTGCGGGGCAAGCTGCAGCAGCTCGTCGACCAGGCCGGGCCCGGTCTGAACTTCTTGGAGCCGCAGAAGCGGCTCGTGCAGGGCGTGACGAAGTCGATGCGCTTCGGCGGCCCGGGCTGAGATCCACCAGCGAGGCAGCTATGGCGGAACCAACATTCTCGCCGCTGATGCTGGCGGGCGTGACCACCGAGCACGTCTACGGCGTCTCGACGGTGGTCGCGACGTTCAAGAGCCATCAGCGCAAGCGCGATGGCGGCGCGCCGAAATCGCCGATGCGCTTCGACCACCTGCCGCTCAATGAGCTCGGCGAGCTGCTGTCCGACATGACAGCCGCCTACATCCACCGCCTTGACGCGGTCCGTATCCAGGAGTGACCGCGTGACGGACGTCCGGATCGCCCAGCGTGGTACGCCCGCGGGCCAGCCGTTCCAGGCGGTCGACCTCGATCTTTTGCTCACGCCCGCGGGCCAGCTCGATACCTGTGACGAGCTCGCCACCGCGGTGGTCGTCGCGCTGATGACGGACGCGCTGGCCGGCCCGGACGACGAACTGCCGGACAGCCGCGACACCGACCGCCGCGGCTGGTGGGGCGACGTCGACGCGGAGGAGATCTGGGACGGCTGGCCGATCGGCTCGAAGTTGTGGCTCCTGTCCCGGACCACGATCACGGGCGCGGCCGCCCGCAAGGGCGCCACCACCGTTCAGGTCGAGGACTACATCCGCGAGGCGCTGCAGCCGTTCCTGGACCGGAAGATCGCCACCCGCCTCGACGTGACGGTGGTGCGTGCCGGTATCGAGCGGATCACGGCGTCGATCGTGATGTACCGGGGCGACGAGCTTTTGTTGTCGCTGCAATTTTCCGACCTCTGGGCCGGGATCGTCGTCTCCGCCCCGACCGGCTGACCGCAGCCACCTCCGACCATCGCCCGAGCCGACCCGCCGGAAGCCGCTGATGCGGCGCGCCTGAGGCTGCCCCATGCCGTTCACCCTGCCGGACCTGCCGACCGTCAGGCGCAACAACCGCGACAACCTCGCCGCCTTCCTGCCGGGCGCCGACGCCTCGGTCCCGAACAACGCGCTGCGCGTCCTGTCCGACCAGAACGCGGGCGGCGCATTTCTCAACCTGCGCTACCTCGCCTACATCGCCAAGAACGCCCTGCCGGATAAGGCCGAGGGCGACTGGCTGCTGCGCTGGGCCTACATCCTGTTCGGGGGGCCGAAGGCGGCGACCTTCGCGTCCGGCACGATCGCGGTCATCGGCGTCCAGGGCACGAAGCTGCCAGCAGGGTCGGTGTTGTCGACCACTGACGCGGTCGAGTACCAGACCGCTGCCGACGTGTACCTCTCTGCCACCGCGACCGAGATTGCGGTCACCTGCCTGACGGCCGGCGCGATCGGTAACCGCGATGCCGGCGCGCCGATGAGCTTGTCCGTCGCCGTCTCCAACGTGAATGCGCAGGCAACGGTCGTCCAGATCGACGGCGGCGCCGACACCGAGGACGACGACGACCTGCGAACTCGGGTGCTGCTGCGCCTGCGTCGGCCGCCGATGGGCGGCGATCAGGACGACTATGTCCAGTGGGCCCTCGCCGTCCCGGGCGTCACGCGCGCCTGGTCGAGCCCGAACGGCATGGGGATCGGTACCGTCGTCGTCCGCTTCCTGTGCGACGCGCTGCGAGCCGGGAACAACGGCCTGCCCACCGAGACCGATATCGCCGGTGTGCGCGCCTACCTCGACACGGTCCGACCGGTCTGCGTGAAGGACTTCTTTGTGGTCGCACCGATCCCGCAGGGGCTCTCGATCGCGATCCGGAACCTGTCGGACGACACGCCCTCGATGCGCCTGGCGATCGAGGCTGCGTTGCAGCTGTTGCTCTTGGAGCGGGGCGCCCCCGGCCAGACGATCTACGCGGCCTGGGTTTCGGCGGCGATCTCCGAAGTGGTCGGCGACGGCTACTTCGATCTCGATTTCGACGATGCAGTCATGGCCTCGCCCGGACACATGGCGAGTTTGTCGCCATCGGCCGGCGGCGGGATCTCCTACCCATGAGCGATGGCTTCATTCGCCGCGATGGCGAGGACTACGGACAGGCCCTCGCGCGCCTGCTGCCGACCGGCGAGGCGTGGTCGCGCGACCCCGATAGCGACCTGATGCGCTACGTGCGCGCCCAGGCCGAAATCTGGGGCGCGGTGGTCGACCCGCGTGCCGCCGACCTCTTGGAGATCGAGCTCGACCCGCGCTTCACCACCGAGATGCTGCCGGATTGGGAGCGCGCCTTCGGCCTGCCGGATCCGTGCGTCCAGGAGCAGTACACCCTGGAAGAGCGCCGTCTGTCGCTGATCGAGCGGATCACGACCGAGGGCGGCCAGAGCCGAGCGTACTTTTACAACGTCGCCTCGCGGCTCGGGTACGTGATCCGGATCGTCGAGTACTCGCCGTTCATGGCTGGGATCTCCCGGTGCGGCGACACGCGGGCGACCGGGACCAACGGCGAGCAATACCGTTGGCAGGTCGGGCCGCCGGAAATCCGGTTCTACTGGACGGTGCGGGTCTACGGCTCGCGCATCTCATGGTTTCGAGCCGGCGCCGGTCAGTGCGGGATCGATCCGATGGTACGCTTCAGCCAGGCCATGGATCTCGAGTGCCTATTCCGACGCTACAAGCCGGCACACACTGAGATCATCTTCGACTACGCGAACGTCACGCCAAAATACGAAGAGTATGTGCCCTTCAGGGCCGGCGTGAACCACTGCGGTACCGATCCGCTCCTCAGGATCATCGAGCACGGTGGCGATCCGCTGCCGGCAGAGAGCGTGCCGCTCTACTAGCCCTCCCCTCACCCATTCGCCCGGCCCGACCGACCGCTACCGCGGCTCGGGTGCGGCTGCGTGCGACCGGAGCGCCCGCCAATGTTGTACAACAAGCCGTTCGACCAGACGAATACGGCGGCCGGCTACGTCAACGGCAACCCCGCGACGAACACGGCCGGCTCGATCCCGTGCGCCGAGGGCCTTGAGTATCCCCAGCGCGAGATCGTGGCTCTGATCGCGGCCGCGCAGGCGATGGGCCTCGATGCCCCGTCGAACGCCGACCTCAAGCAGATGCTCAAGGCGGTACGCTCCGGCTTGCTCGGCCGCTTCTCAGCCACCGGCACGGCTGACGCCATCGCGATCGCGCCCGATCCGGCCTATGTCGGCCTCGTCGAGGGACTGCGCTTCCGGTTCAAGGTGCCGGGCACGGCCGGCGCCGCGAACGCGTCGACCGCGCCCAAATTCACCGTGAGCGGGCTGGCGGCCGCGACGATCCTGCGCCGGGACGGCGCCGCGCTCGCGGCCGGCGATCTCGTCAGCGGCCGGGTGGTGGAAGTCGAGATCGACGCGGGCCTCAACGCGCGCCTCGCCGGCTTGGTCGCGTCCGAATTTCCAGCTGGATCTAGCGGCCCAAGCCAATCGACGGTCGTCAGTTGGGTGCTGCCCTACACCGTGGCCGGCGCCGTGCCCTCGAAGGTGTTCTCGCCGGGCCAGTTCCAATCCGACATTTCCACGGTGGGCTCCTACGTCGTCGTCCAGACGCTGTTCATGTCGAACATCTCGTACATGGACGCGCGCGCCTCGGTGGCGTTCCGCAACGACACGGCCAGCGTGGTGAACGTCACGGCGCAGTTGCAGCTCTACGATGCCACGGCGGGCGCCTACGTCGGTACCGGCCAATACCTCGGCGAGGTCATCTACAACTCGTTCCAGGTGCCGATCACCGTCAACGGCCAGTTCCAAGGCTTGAACAAGGCCCGCACCTACCGGCTCGAACTCGCCGTCCAGAAGCAGCAGGCGATCCAGACCGCCGTGCTCGACGGCTCGATCATCGCGCTCCACGACTGAGGCCATCCCGATGACGCTGTACGCCACCGGCACGACCGCGGCCGGCACGCCTTCGTTCTATGAAGGGCCCGTGGTCCCGGACGGGTTCACCGAAATCTCGGCCGAGTCCTACGCCGCCGCGCTCGCCGCGGCGATGGCCGCCCCGACCGTCGACCTCGCCACGCTCAAGATGCAGCTCAAGGCCCGCATCGATGCGGCGGCCGAGGCGGCGCGCCTGCGGGTGATCACCCCGGGTTCCGGCCAGGCGATGGAGTATCAGGAGGCCTACGCCGAGGCCGTGCAAGTCGATGCAGCGCTCAAAGCCAGCGCTTCTGCGACCTTCGACGCGACGGCCTATCCGATGCTGGCGGCCTCCGTCGGCTTCGATGTCGATCCGCAGACCGGCAAGCCGACGATCGACGTGGCCGGAGAGGCCAGGGCGGTGCTCGCCGCCTACGACGCCTACCAGAGGGTCGGGGCCGCCATTCGCGCCGTGCGGCTGCGCGGCAAGGCGGCGATCGAGGCCGCGGTCGATGCCGATGCGGCTCAGGACGCCTTCGCCGCCGTGACCTTCTCGATCGGCGGCTGAGCCGCCGTCCCAACCGTCCGCCCAGCCGCCTCCGGGCGGCTTTTTTATGCCTGTTGGCCTGAGGTGCGTGCGTGTCGAACCTCGCTCCGATCCAGTCGATCCAGCCACAGCGGGTCGACTTCGACACGACGCAGGCCACCGACTGGCTCGACGGCCTGCCGATGATCGGCACGCCCGGCTTCGGCGGCTCGATCGCCCGCTCGGCCAGCGTCGGAAACGGCGGCATCACGGTCCCGGCCGTCGCCCCCGGTACGGTCTACGGGGCGCACGTGGTTGCCGTCACGGCGGTCACCGGAGGGCAGACCTACATCAGCGTGACCGACCCCTCCGGAACGGTCACCGGGCAAGGTGTCGTCGGCCTGCCGCTGTTTGCCGGTGGGATCACTTTGACCGCCTCGCAAGGCACGACACCGTTCGCGGTGGGCGACAGCTTCGCGATCTCCGTCATTCCGGTAGCGGTCGACGTCTCCAACCTGCAGTTCGATCTCGACGCGCGCGTGTCGATCGGCGCACCCTCGTTCGCGCTGCAGGCGTCCAGCGCAGGTGTGAACCCCGCCATCGCCAACGGCGGCGCCACCGGGACGATCGCCATGGCGGTCCCGCAAGCGAGCATGGCCCGGGCGCCGGTCAAGCCCGAGGGCTACCCCTACGCGATCATCGCCACCGACCCGGCCTCGGGGCTGAAGGTCCCGGCCTTCTACGGCCTCATCCACCACACCGCGAATGCCGCACAGATCGGGCAGGGCTGAGCATGGCGATCCGAGCTTCATCGCTGACCGGTCCCGGCCTCATCCCGGTCGGCGGCCCCCCGGGCTTACCCGGTCAGAGCACCTTCGCGGCTTGGCTCACGTTGCCAGGCAACGGAGGCAAGTCCCTCGCCGACTTCATGGCGGCGCAGAAGGGCAAGGACGGCGTCACCCAGGACATCTCGGGCAAGCTCGATAAGACCGGGGATGCGTCTGGGGCGAGCGTGAAGACGGATGGCGGCACGCCCCGCTCATTCTCGACACGCGCCGCCGATGTCATCTGGGCCGCCGACTACGGCGTGGTCGCCGACGCGGTCGTGACAAACGGCGTTGTAACGGCCGGCACCGACATGACGGCCAAAGCGCAGGCCGCGATCAACGCCGCGGTCACCGCGCACAAAGACGTAGTGTTCCCGCCGGGCGATATCCTGCTCTCGACGACCTATCAGAGCGGGCGCACGGACCGTGGTCTCGGCCCGTACAATCTCAAGGTCCAGGGCGGCTCGCGCTTCCGCATCGTCGGCGCGGCCAAGGGTGGGACGCGCTTCGTCTCGCCGCCGCAGACGGCCGTGCAGCTCTGGGTCAACGAGAGCGACAATTTCGAGATCGTCGGCATCAAGGGTTACGGCGACAATGCCGGCATGGGCACCGGCGGGAACGGTCAGTTCAGCGGGTTCCTGTGCCTCTACAGCGTGCGGGACTTCCGCGTGGCCGACGTGGAAACGAGCGCCTTCAAAGGCTCGGTCATCCACGGCAACTTCCAGTTCAACGGCGCTTACGAGCGGGTCAAGCAGGTCTTGGCTGCGAATGGCTCGTCCGGGTTCGATGTCGCGAGTTGGCAGAATATTGAGCTACGCCGCCATGTCGTTATCGGCTCGGGCGGCGGCCAGGGCTTCCAGCACATCTTCGACGCCCCGAACAATAACCAAGCCTACAACCTGACAGGAATTACGCTCGTCGGCGGCCGAAGCAACAATGTTCGGGTCACGGACGGCGATTATACTAAACTCGCCACGCCGATCGTGCTCAGCGAGATCGACGACGTATGGGTGGAACGGAACAACATTCACGACAACTTGTCGGCATCGGGCGATTTCCTTGTCGGCGTTGTGGCGGCTCCGTCTTCGTCAACCCCGATGCGGAACGTCAACATCAACAGCAACCGCTTCTCGAAAAACGGATCGTCAAGCGGGACGGCCGGGACAAGCGGCGGGCTCGCGCTAAATTCCAATAATGGTCCGGTCTACGCCACGGTGCAGGGCAACAAGTTCTTCGACAATGTCGACAGCGGCATCGTCGTCTACGGGACCAATGTGTTTCTAACCGAGAGCGGAAATCGGTACGCCAACGTCGATACGACAAGCCAACTCTACGACTACAGCGGCACGCCGATCCTGGTACAGCCACCTTCCTCCGGGATGGCGGTGCGGCCGGGCGGAAAGCTGCTGTATGGCGCTTACGACGCTTTCTCGGGCACGAACTACACGCCGACGATTACCACCGGTGGCACGCTCACATCAGCCGCCGCGACTGGTCGCTGGATCCGGATCGGAAACCTCGTCTGGGTCCGCATCACCGTGGCTATCACGACCAACGGGACCGGGGGGTTTCCGCTCCGCGCAACGCTGCCGTTCACCTCGTTGGGAGTCGCCATGCTCCAGGGCGGCGAGACGGCCTCGCAGGGCATCGCTGAATACGGAGAGATCCTGACCAGCGCCACGACCGTGCACATCAAGACGCCGGGCGGCACCTATCCGGGAGCGGACGGCCGCGTGATCACGGTCTCCGGCTTCTACGAAGCCGCGCCCTAACCCCCTCGGCACTCCTTTACCCACCCCTCTACTCTCTCACCCTGCTCGCCGGGAGCCTGAGGCAAACAGGCTCCCGCGCATCCCTCACCTCTGACCTCCACCCCGGAGAGCGCCAGCGCTCCCCGTCCGCATGCCCGTGCCTGAAGGGGTCTCCCGCATGGCCCTCTGGACTCCGGCCAACCTCACCAGCGTCACGTTGGCGGGGTGGTATCGCCTGCGCGACCCGAACGGAGTCGTCGCGCAGGGCGCGGATGTCTACAACGGCACCGACGTCACGGCCTGGAAGGACCGGTCGGGTCTCGGGAATGACCTCCCGCGGTTTCCGAAGAACTCCGCGACCGACATGGTCTTCCAGCCCAATGGGTTCGGCACCGGGCTCGCGTCGGTCCGGACCTCGGGCATCTATTATGGCACGGGCTGGCACGGCCCCGTCGCCGGCATTCCGACCGGTAAGCTCGGTGCCTTTGCCGCCCTTACCCCCACCGCGGGGCAATCACAATCCGGCAGCCGCATCGTCTCGATCGGCAGCGTGTCGGGAGGCGAGGCCGGCAACCAAGACTACTCGTCGCCCAACGCCATCGTGCTCTACGTCGCCGGCAGCGACGGCACGGATCTGACGACGTATTTTGGTCCGTCAGCCGCGGTGACGGTCACCCCGGGCGCGCCGCTGATCGTCGGGACTTACTTCAAGGGCGGCAATACGCAGGGGCTCGCGGTCAACGGCGTCGAGAAATCGACGCTCACCCGCAGCTATGACAACGCGCCACTCAACCTCGGGTTAGGCACCAACGGCGCCTACAAGGGAAGCTACTGGCTCGGCGATCACGCCGAGTATGTGTTGTTCGTCGGCACCCTGACGCTCGCCGACCAGCAGTTCCTTGAGGGCTATCTGGCCTGGAACAACGGCACGCAAGGCAGTCTGCCGGCCGAGCACCCCTACAAGGCGGTCGCGCCGTCCATCAGTGGCGGCGGTGGCGCGACGCCCTTGACGTATGCCGCCACCATGGTGTTGGGCGCCAAGTCTGCGCAGTCGACGGCGGCGCGGCTGACTGGGGTGAGCGCGGCGGCGCTGTCTGTGGCCGGCGGGACCATCGCGGCTGGCGGGACGGTCTACGCCTCACCGATCGCGCTGGGCTCCGTCGCGGCGCTGGCTGGGTCGTTCACGGCATCTACCGCCGCCTCCGCGGTCCTGGCAACGGCGCCCAGGCACAGCGGCGCGGCACAAGCCTCGATCGGCACGGCGCTCGCACTGGCATCTCTGGTGGCTCAG